TCATCGTGTAGAACTCCTAGTGTCCATGTTTTAAACTCTTCGAATTCTTTTTCATTCTTGAATACTGTTTGGAATGCCATTATCTAATCTCACTTTCATTTCATTAATTATAGGTCCAAAGAACTCAATGAATTCTTTAGTTTGAAAGAAAGATGTATGACCACTATTGGTAATTTCTTTCCCTACTTCATTTACAAGTTTCTGACGGATAGTAAATTCAATCAAATCATACGGATGACTTTTGATTTTAACTGATCGTGTTAAACCTTCTCTGTGAAGTTCATACTCCAAGTCCATGATCTACCTTTCTGTGTTTTGGTTTACGAATATACTTAACCTTAGACTCCACAGTACGCATGCGGTACTTTGGTGTTCTTAAATCCTTAGCAACTGGATTTCTAGGTCTCATAGTCTTATTATACACGTTATCCTCTTACAAAGCAAATTTATTGTATTGTATCATGAGTTGCAAATGGAGAAACTCTTTCTGCAATCAACTCAAACACAAGATCTTGAACTTCATTAATCTCTTCCATTGTTACACGATCAGCTGGTAGTTTACCTTCTAATACTGCAACCATTATCATTTTACGATCTTCAGTCATATGTCAACCCCAGCACTTTCATCATTTTATGTTTAACACGTAGATTCGGTTGACGATATCTATCAGATGGAGTAAATCCCATCATCGTTGCAACTTCAACTACTGCACCACTACGGCAGATACCAGCGTGACAGTGAACAACTACATTCATTCTATTTTCTAAAGCACGTTGTAACAGATGAATAATCTCTTCAGCTTGTTCATCTTGAATTTTGCATTCTTCTTCAAACCCATCGTTATCTTCAGCATCAAGAAATTCAAACTCATATACCTCTTTAAAGGGATATTTGATTTTGCCAAACTCCTCAGCAGGATCTTGAATGCGAATTAACATTGCATTTGGACCAGCATCATAGTGATGCCCTAGAAACACATCACTCTTACTGACATTTTCGATAAATCGTATCAAGCCACTTCCTTAAAAATATTTGTCCAATAGAGTAGTTTATTCATCTTCTCAGCTTTGGCTGCCATAACTGCTGATTCACTAACCATACCTGAATCGATCACTAGGTCAATCATACACATCAAATCACCTAGTTCTTCTTCTAGATGAGCTTTATTAGTTTCACCATTATAAGAATCTTCCATACCAAATCGAAATACCTTGCTAATCGCTTGGGTTACTTCAGCACATTCCTCTTGAGTAATCAATAGGATTTCTTTTTGTTGCTCATTCATTTTATTCACTTATTGCTTCCTTCCATCTTTGTTCAACTATATCATTTACCCATTCAATCGGGCATTTTAACGCATTTGCAATTTCATCACATGACCACTTAGTGGTGTCTAGAAGATAATTTATATCTTCCCATAGTTTTTTTACTGAAGCCATTTAAACCCTCACTTAGAATAGATAACCGACAAGTAGCCAGCGATGTAAGAATCAGTAGCACCAATCATAACACGTAATTGATTAACCACAGAATCAAGAGTAAAATTATCAGGGAGCCAACCAGAAGACAGGTCAGCACCAGCATCAGTAATTCCTTTTATATAATCATTCATAGTAACCTTTTTCATCATTTATACAACTATTATACGCTAGATTTGCATTAAAGTAAAGCGAAATGTTGAAAAACCCTACAAAAAGTAGGGTTTACGTAAGTTATTGATTTAGAAAAGTTATTTAGTAGGGAATAAATGGTCTAAAAAGTTCGTTTGAAAGACCCGATCAAGTCTTCGCCCAAGGGATGGGTGAAGAACTAGTAGAATTTGAAATGTTATGACAAGCGATCCTGTGCATATTACCCAAAGAGCCGAAAATATTGGAACTATAATAAATGCGAGAATCCAAGCTAGAAGTTGACACAGTTTCAATAGTATTTTATATAACGATAACATTGGTTTCTTTCAATTAGACAAACATATACATGGCTTGAGCAGCAGATACAATATAACTAAATGCATTTTTATTATTTGATAATTCTTTAACAGCTTTGACTTGCCAAATTTCTTGAACGATAGTTTGATACTCTTCTTTCGTTAATTCTTCCGACTCATATTGTTCACGAACAACTAATAATTCATTTGCTAATTTTGAAGCTGGACCACCCAAACTTGCTATTTCTCTTAATTCTGATAACATTTAGTGATCCTTTTATACAGATTAGAATTTTAAGTATTTTCTGAAGAAGAGAATACTTCTCTTGCTTTTTTCAAGAATGCTTTTGTTCGTGATGGTATATCAGCATTCCTATCTGCTACACGATCATATAACTTAGGTTCCCATTCAGTTGTATCATCAATTTTAATATCTAATTCATCTTCTGTAGTAGGAACATAATTAACAACTGTTTTTTCAACAATATGTTCATCACCTTTAACAGATAAATGAGCATCATCTGTTGTACAGAAATTATCTTCTAATTTAACTTCAGTCGTTTCTACTTCTGGCTCATAGTATGTAGTTGTCCAGTTTACTGGATTAGATACTGGCGGATATCCATGCTGATATGGTTCTTCAGGAGGAGTTGTAACTACTTCTGGATTACCAGCAAATATTTCTAAACCAGCATTTTCATCTTCGCGTTTTTGATTCCAGTTAGCAGCAACTAATAATAAAACTGCCAATGGATCAAATACTGAAACAATAAGGATAATAACCCAGCGGACTGATTTTTCTAAAATATCTTCGCTTGGATTATCTCCATAAATTAATGCTGCTATGTATTTGATTGGTCCAACTTCTGCTTCGACTTTACGGACTTCTGAAGCGATTGGTGCACGTTCTTCGTTGTACTTGGCGATCTTGGCTTGCGTGTCCCCGATTTCTTTAAGGATTCTTTGACGATCTTTTTGCTGTCCTCGTCTAATGGAAATGGCACGCTCTGTTCCATTGGCATCTGTGGTTCTTGAAAGGGTGCTGTCAACTTGAGAATCCAGTTGAGAAAGTTCTTTACGATTTGCATTTATATTTTCCTTTTCGGTTTTAATCTTTTCATCTATTAATGATAATTTTGCTGCTACATCACCAGAGGGGATTGCTTGATCTAAATGAGCTTTAGATAAGTACCCAAAAATACCCATTGATGTCAACAACATTAAAATAACTAATGCTATTGTAAAGTATGTTTTTAGTAATACTGGAACTTCTTTCCAATTACGATACAACCATGACGCAACTACTAATTTAGATGCTTCAAGCAAAGATCCCATAATGAAAATGGGCACGACTGACGCTGCAAAAATTGCAACTAATCCCATTATAGAATAAAATGCAGCGCAAGCAGATAATGCCAATGCTGTTGCGAATAGTAGATATGTCATAGTTTATTTTTAATATGAGAACCATGGACTCTTACTGAGATTTGTCCATTATAATAGTCGTCTGATTCTAATACTTTCCTTCCAAATTGCTCACGTGCTTCCACGTAAGAACACTCTGCCTTAGATTTACAAAAAAATAAAATCTCACGTATAAAGTTTTCTTTACCAAGAGACTCAACATCTTTATTTAGTTCTATGCTAGAACCATAATAATCAAGCCAATCACTATTAATTTTTGACTTAATCTTTTTTCTTTTCTTTATTCCATTTTTCTGAGTAACCATTTTATAGGTTGTCTTAGAAAACTTAGCTAATTTTTTACCTACATACATGCGACTTGTGGCTTTGTTCGTAATTAAATAAACAAAGCCAACGCAGTCTTCTGGTAATTCTTCAATGATACTGTTATTAAATGTCCACATAGTGGACTATTTATTATACTTTTGTGCAACCTAAATCTGCGGTTGAATTTGGACCAAACATAGCATTGTATGCATTTTCTATATCTGAATTTGGTTTTGTAGTAGCTACAATATTTGATGTGTATAATGTAACAGTGCCCATTCCGAAACCCATGTATGGCTCTAAATTAGATTGACCAAAAATCGCTGGATATGATACATTAAATGATAATGGAGAATTACCTGTTACATTACCAATGATAATCTCATTAGTAGAAAGTTTAAAAACTAATATCATTCATTACCTCTTTTAATTTTAATATTCATTGCTAATGAAAGCCTTGGTTCTTTACTCATATTGGAATCAACCCCATGTAGTAAATATCCAGGTATCAGTATTAATTTTCCTGTTATCGGTTTAATATAAATTTGTCTTGCACAATCTGCGATTTGGATACCCGCATCATTCCAGAAACTGACTTCATTGAATATATGTGGGGGTCTTGGATCATATACTGTTAAATCTGGATGCTCTGGTAACGCATGAATATAATATACTGCAATTATATCTGTTGCGCCATGGGAGTGTGCCTGATTTGGCTGACCATAGTTTTGAGTAGTAACCCATGCTCGTTTAATAAGGAGTTCTGGATCTAGTTTATCATAAAATTTAGAAAGATAATCTTTACAACAAGAAAAAACCCATTGTGTAAATTTGTTATCTTTATCTTCCATAATATTAAACTCATTACCTTGATTATCATATGGTTGATTGACCATGTCTACTACCATTTGATGTAAATTAGATTCTTCTAATTGATACTCTGCAATTGGAGTGCTCCAAATTTCACGATATTCACTCTTCATCAAGATCTTCTTCCTCATAGATGTCAGCTGAACACATTGGGCAATAGACGATATCTTCAAATTTAAAATCTTCGCCCTTTACTGTAATTTTACCTTCAGCTTCACATGAAGGACATTCGAATTGTTTTGTTACCATATAACTTTCCTATTTTCTATTTTTACTAATTTATTTGTTAATCCATAACAATATATCCAAGTAGTCTTGTTAGAATAATTTGAAATTTTGTCTACCCACCATTCTACTGGTTTAACTGTAACATGTGCATTCTCGCCATTGGGTAATTTAGCGATTGCTGGAATAGTACATATGCCATGATATACAAACTTATTAGACAAACTATACATCTCTTTAAAAACTGCTTCCAGTTCTTCTTCTGGTATATGTTCTAATACATCAGTAGAAAATAATCCATCAACAGGTTTATCTGGAAGCGTATTATGAGTTTCAACTGCGGGATCATATAGAAATGGCATTATACCATTAAAATATTGTATATGAGTTTTATCAATAAAATATTGATTACCCTTACCACAACCATAATCTAATAATGTTTCAGGGTTATATTGTTTTATAAGATCTTTTAAAAAAATTACATGCTCTTTTAATGAATCTCCTGGATAGATAGATTCATCTAAGTGCATCTCTTTATAAAGATCTATATAACTCATGCAGCTTTGCCCCACACATCATTCCAAGAACCAGACAACGCACCCTTTGCATAATCAGTAACCCTATTCTCAAAGAAGTTACCGTGTACTGGCGCATTGATCATTTCTTCAACCCATGGTAATGGGTTTTTCTTAATTTTAAAAATGCCCTTCATACCTAAACTGATAAGTCTACGATCTGCAATATAACGAATATATTTCTTAACATCTTCTGCAGACAACTCACGCATATCGGCACCTTGATAACAAAGGTCAATAAACTTATCTTCTAGTTCAACCATCTTTTCAGCAATGGTATAAATCTTTCCTTTAAGTTCATCATTCCAGATTTCATTATTTTCTTTGATAAACTCTTTAAACAAACGAATCATATTCTCAGAGTGCATTGTTTCATCAACAATAGACCAAGTAACAATTTGACCCATTCCCTTCATCATACCATGACGAGGAAAATTAAGAAGCATAATAAAAGAACTAAACAACTGCATACCTTCGGTAAAAGCAGAGAATACAGCAATGTGCGTCGCTGTAGATTCCAACGTACCATTTTTCGAACTGAGTTCGGTAACATAATCGTGTTTATCCTTCATCTCTTGATATTCTAGAAACTCATTATAAGTTGATTCTGGCATACCAAGAGTTTCAATTAGATGCGAGTAAGCTGCAATGTGCAATGCTTCACGTGCAGCAAAACCCATTAACATCATTCTTATTTCAGGCTGAGGGAAATAAGGAAGATAATTATTAACATAACCGCCAGCAACGTCAATGTCTCCTTGAGTGAAGAATCGGAAGATGTTCGTGAGGAATTGTTTTTCTTCATTGGTTAGTTTCTTTTTCCAGTCTTTAACGTCTTCAGCCATTGGTACTTCTGAGTGAAGCCAATGCGCTTGTTCGTGTTTCAACCACGCATCATATGCCCATGGGTAGTTGAATGGTTTAAAATAAGTGCGTTGGTCTGTTAAATTGTTTTTCGTTTTTGTGATCATTTTTATCCTTCGCATGCTAAACAAGTGTCAGCATCTCCTGTTAGTGCGTGTAAGTCAATTTCTTTAATGACTTCTCTTTCTATACGCTTTGATACTTTATCTGCTTTGGCGATCTTATCGCTACGGCAATAATACATTGTTTTCAATCCTTGCTTCCATGCTTGGAAATGCACAGCATGAATATATTTAATGTGACTATCTGGTCTAAAGAATACATTCAACGATTGCGCCTGATCTATAAATACTTGCCGATCTGCGGCATGTTGGACGACCCAACGCTGGTCGATTTCCATAGAAGTTTTGAAAACATCTTTTGTCCACTGGTCCATCCAATCGATATGCTGAACTGAACCATCATTCGCAATAATGCTAGACCACACTTCGTCTGCCCAACCCTCTTTATGACTGACTGCTTCTTTCTGGATAATTTCATCTAACCACCTGTTCTTGTTTAGGTGAGAACCCGATAGAGTGTCTTGGCGATAAGCATTGGCACGATAAGGTTCAATAGAAGGACTAGTATTGCCCATGAGAATGGAAGAAGAAGCATTGGGAGCAATAGCCATAAGATGACTAAACCTATTCCCAGTACCCACT